GTTAATGAGTCGATTCTTTTCAACCGCATTCCATACGATCGTCGCTTTAATGGCTTGCTGACTATATGGTTTCTTATACGCTTCTGGTTCTTTTGCTGATACTAGGTTTAAATAGGTTAGCTCGCCATTGAGGAATGAACTTCTAAGTATCTCTCTAAAGTTCTTAATCTTACGAATGATGGTACTTACATTGATTTCATCTACATTCAGAATATCATCATGAATGATAGAGGTAAAGAATGATTTTACATCATCTGAGGTAGTGGACTTAATAAAGTCCAAACCAGAAATCTTAACCATAGGCGGATCAATTAATTGACCTTCCTGTAATCGAGTATATGATACATACCGTTTCTTCTTCGGTGTCAATATCATTGTCAAGTTATAGAACTCGTTCTTCATATTGATACGCTTATGTTGGTCTGCTGGCATATTCACATCTTGACAATATCGTTCTAAGAAACATTGTGAATAGCGTGTTAAAATATATGCCATGATATTACAACATATGAAGTCTAACTCATCTTCGTTTTCAGCAGCTACTTGATTGGTAAGATTTTGGTTTAACATAAGTTCCATATATTTGGCAATCGTTACCATAGTGGAATCTGTATCTTGTGTCACTGTGGCAAATCGAGTATGTTGACTATCTCGAACAATACGAGACCGTGTTGGGTGTATATGACATACATTATGGAAGATATATTGCCATAATGTAGTAATCGTATCTTCGATTTCTTCTGGTACTTTATTTGGATTACGGAACGATTTCGTTTCGGAACATAGAATTGTTAAAAGTTCTTTAACTTCAGGTACATCTCGTAAGAATACATATAGGTTATTCTTAAAATACAATCGAAGTTGATCATAGTCAGATAGATTAGACACTATCGTTGTTAACATCGTTCTATAGTCGTCATTGTTAGATTGATCATCTCTAAACTGAGATAGCAATCTATCAACGACCCGTTTCACCATATCATCCGAATATGGATTAGATACTGCAAAGTTCATATCCATATCAGTCTTGACAACCCTGTCGATAAATAGAAGGCACTCATCTAAATCAAAGAATTTAATATTTCCTTCTAATAGAGCCTCAAATGAAGTTTCTGCTGTAGCAATCAATGCTTGTCCTGTACCCGTGGTAGATGCCGCCACATATAGATTGTAAAATACAGACGTATCAGCACCTGCGGCACCGTAATATGAGTTGGCAATAACTTTCTCATTCCCTTGACCGATATCTCTTACAAGGAATTCATAAGACCCTTGTGGATATTTCTTACGTTCAGCTTTAATCTTATTACGATTATCCAAACTTTCAATCAATAGACCAGCTGAAGCATTGGCTGATTTATCATGGGGTTTAAATAATACACCATATCCTGCTAAAATTGGTTTCTGTTTAGCAAAGAATTCTGTCATAGCTAATAGGGTTGTATCTCTTGATGTCCCTAAATAGTTATTATCTAATAAACAAGGATGATCCTTCATCCTTGTATTAATAATGCGATATAATTTCTCCTCAATATCTGATTCTGACATTGATGGATAGGTTCGCATAAGTTTTATTTTCATTTCAGATACCCATTCTTTTGAGAATGATAAATCTGATTTGTTAATTCCCATTAGTCTCCTCCTTTGTAATATAAAAATAAATGAATACATCATTAATGTATTCATTCGAATAATATATATTTGTAACCAAGACTATGAAAAATCAGAAAAAGAATAGAGAATACGGAATAAAACCGTATTCTCTATTATATTCATTAGTCGATTGATAATCTGAGGTTTCTCTTAGTATTCATTCTAATATTTAAAGCATTACCATGGTTTATATGCCCACCAGCATTTTTGCTAAATATTATAGTTATATCCCCAGTATTAGTCCAGTCACTGTTGTTTGAAGTATAAACTACAGTTCCTGTATCCTTATCTGTTATTGTAACATACCTAAATATTTGACCATTACCAGCACTCCATCGATATGGTACATAAACGGTTAGTATATTATCAAATGGTAAGTCAGTTACAACTTCAGTTCTCTCAGCACTACTTTCTATAGAATAATCATATCGGTTATTCTTTACCAGATTGATAAGGTGACGTTCATTATTTTTATCTATATATGAATAGGCCACGTTACCTTTTCTTGGTAATTCTATAGAAACGTTTGTTCGTTGTTTAGCTACTTTAATAGTATAACCATTCAACGTATTAGTGTTATTCACAGTAACGGACTTCCACCCATTTGTCATAATAGGAGAAAGTTCTTTAGTTTCTTGACCTACCCCAATAAATTTATACTCATACCCTTCATCAACAGGGATTTGTGCAAACAACTTAAATTCAATCGCAGGTAGCCATTTAATCCGTCTAGGTGATGTGATTGTACATTGTGTACCATCATCATTTGGTTTACGGTTATACCCAATACTATTAAAGATAACTGGAATATTGCCGTCATTTACACAAGTTTCTGTTGTAAAGAATGTTCGATTAGCAGGTTTAACCATATTGATAAAGGATAACGAATTTACCACCCCACCAATATAGTTATTATGTAACGTATTGATTGGTAATCCAGATTGACCATCGATTGTCATAGTAACAAGATCACCCAAACCAACATCACGTGTATTCATTAATTTAACGATATAATGAACACCTTGATTATGACTGGTGATAAATGGAACATCTAACTTATCTTCAGGGTTTCTTGTATATGATTTATCAAGAAGTCGCATACCAGCAATCTTATCAACACCATTATAGCGTTCATAAACAACAATAACAGATTTATCATTATTCTCAGCTATATCAGCATGGATACGAATCGCTAGGATTTCTCCCACGTTATATGTTACTTCACTCATATCCCAAATACCAATACCTAATGATTTACTACCAATAGATACTACTTGTGGACCTGAACGATATAAGATATCACAATAGTCATTTTCAGCACTAATTCCATCAATTGAAATACAGTTCATAGCATCCATACGTTTAAAGATGATAGTACCCGTATTAGAACGATAGGAGTTAGGAATAGTCATTTGAGAGTAATGGTCTTTATTTGTATTAATTTCAACCGAATTAATATATTGACCAGCATCTTCTAAGATAACATACCCTTTCGTTGTACTGGAAGGTGTGGATTCAAAACGAATATATTCATCATTGAAATCTGTATAATATAATTTAGTATCCGTTTGTCTACCAAATGAGATACTTGTATAGATAGGTAATGGTGTTTTAACAACCTTACGGTTTAACTGATGTACATCTTGTAATGTACATGTCGCCATTGTATCAATACCAATATCAATCATAGATTTAGCTGTTTCTGCAGTACAACCAATTTCATATACATGATTGCCATCAGATACATCAATCTTATATACGTTTTTATTATACGATGGTTCAATAACGAGTGACTTAGACGCATTCTTATTACACAATACGGAATAATCAATCACTTGGTCATCAGCATCCTTTACACATACATATTGTGTAGGTGTATCTGGAGCATGTTTAAAGACTTCATCTAAGTATACGATTACATTAGAAGAATAGCTTGTACTGATCTTAGTCAATGGGTTTTGGTAATATAGACGATAATCTGGATATAATTCCACAGTATTTGGTTTATATAGAATATCCTCTGGAGTTACCGGAGCCATAGACCGTAATCTGATTTGATCTCTAGGAAGAACACTTTCAGGGATTTGAGGTGTTACTGTAAGATCTAAATAGGTATGGGTTGAACCCTTAGATAATCCTAATACAGCAATCTTATCAATTTTACCCTTAGCTTGTGCTATGTTATTACGGAAACCATCGATAGTAGGAACATTTGTTTTACTAATAGTAAACGAAGACCCTGCATTGTTAACAACAGGTTTCATCGTAATATGGTAACCATCGATAGCATTCTTATGAATTTCTGAAGTTAGATTAGCTTCATTAACAACAAGAGCACTGATATCATTAGGAATAGGAATCGTTGCCGTTTCTAAATGATATAGATTAATCGCTCTATCTTTAAATTTGAAGGTAACTTTAAAGTCGTCGGCTCTATTAACTAAATATAACCAATGACTAGTCACATTAGTAACTTTAGAAATTACCAAATCACCATAATAGCTTATGATTTCATTACAAAGATCAAGAGCATTACCGACATTGACACGAATCAATGGTAGTGGTTTGTATTGTAAGGTAAATGCATAAGATGGATTTTCTGCTGTAAATGTAATGGAGTCTGGCATACCATAGGTATCGGTAGCAAATACTGCTATATCTTTACCTGTACGGTTATCAGTTACAACGAGTATTTTAGATTCAGTACCAGCTACATTTAACAATTGGTCATTTTCAATGGTAATAGTGCGAGTTAAGTTAACTTCACCCTCACCATACATTGGGAATGTATCCACAGCAAATCGACCACTTCTCCAACCATCTGAACTTAAGATACAATCAGTTGGAACTCCATCATCATATGTCAATTCAAGGCATCTTGGTGGTACATATCGTTTAATTGTGATCGTGCAATTATTGTAGCGTTCATCTAAGCGAATCGCATTATCACCTAATGCACGAACCGCTTTCTTGCGATTATCGTAGCGATAGGAATCAACTACTGCACCAGTAGATTTATTTGTAAAGATAATATCAAAGAAACCTTCATTAATTTGATTACCCTTATTATCTTTAGCGAAGTTGAATACAAGAACTGAGTTATCGATATAGTTCAAATATCGTTTATCAGTTGGTGTAGATGGTGTAATTCTATCTAAATATTGTGCAGGAACAGCATTACCGATATCAATCGAATAGGTATACATATCCACAATATCGACATCAGATTGACCAAGTTCCATTGAGTAGATATGGTCTACAGACTCACTCTTGAAGAAATATTCCGTAAATGGTGATTGTGTAGCAAATGTCATAGTTGATACAGGTTTATTTGGATCATATAATACCACAGCTGATACAGTACCTTCGTCAGTACCTACACGAACAGTGACCATTTTATTCGGAATTGTATTCATAACGACTGGAGATACATACGTAACGTCCATACTAGATTTACCATTAGCAAATAATGGATATAGAGTATCTTTATACTTACCAATATCATCTACCCGTTCACCAGTCATATTGGATGATTTAGGAATAATCACATGACCAATTTCATCAGAAATAGAAGATAATAAATGAAGTTTCAAGATATTCTTAGCATTATATAGAGTTAAGTAGGTAGGACCTTCTTTAAATTCACTAGCTTCTGGTACAGGGATATCAATAAAGAATCCGTTACTACCAAACGCGGCTTCATGAATAATAGGATTGATTTCTGGTTCATTTACAATATTGCGAGCATTATCAAAGAATGCGGATTTGATATTGATTGGATTGCTAAGTTCTACACGAATAGAACTGGAACCACAATCAACACGAACGACACCATCATGTAATGTATCCATGATAATATCATCGGAGTTATCAACATACACACCTTCAGTTTTGTTAGAAATTACATATACCGATTTTACATAATCACCGAATAGTGGTGATGTAGTATCAATATGAATTTCTTTAACTGTTTGAGGTAATGGTTCGTAAGCAACAGAAATTCGTGTAACTGGTTTATGTAACGTAATATTCAATTTACCTGTAGTTGGGTTACAGAATTGACGGCTTACGATTTTACCAGTATCTAAATCACGAATGACTAATAGCTTATTAGTTGGACCCACTAAGCCTTCTTTAGTGATAGTAAAAGTAGCAGTATTTGAAAATTCATCATATAGTGAATATGTGTCTTCTACGAATACTTTAGGGTCATCAATATCTTCATCAGTTTCCCATTTACCATTGGATAATAATCCATCATCAGGGAATCCACCATTGAATTCCATATACAATGGATACTTAACTTCTCCACGACTAGGATCGTGTTTTTCAATCGTAATTGTCATGGAACCTGGGATAATATTTATAATTTGATTAAGTTGATCTTCTGGTTTATTCGTTAGAATATGAGAATATACTAGATGATTATCTACATCTACTATCTTGACATAGTATTTACGTGATAAAGCTTCTGTAGCCATAAACTTAATACGTAATGCATTAAGTGTTTTAGCATTTACAGTTGCACCATGAGCTACCATATCAATCGTATGGTCAAATTCATTTTCAACCGTCACTGTTAAGCTAGCATTAGGTGTATCAGTGAACGGATACGTACCCAAGAATTTAATAACTGAATCAGTTGGTTCTACAAATGGTTCATATTCACCTGGTTCAGGTAACGTTGGTTCAGGTGTAGCAATATGTTCAGGCATACGAGGATTTGGGTCCACAAATGGAACAATCGTTACATCTTTTGGCGGGTCTTGTGGTAATGAATGAGGATTGACAGAGCGTTTTGGTTTTGTGTAGGTACTAATATGGTTCCTATCATAACCAGCCCCATTTTCATCACTATCCCGATCATGAATGACCTTGTAGTTAGCAGGGTTTAGATCATGTAAATCTACACCATCTAATTCTGTTGGTTCTGGAGTTTCTTCTTCTGTAGTGTGAAGAACTTCAGTATCATAGTCGTAAATAGTCTTAACATTACCAAACGAAATACCATTTTCAATATATTCACGTTCTGTGATTGTTTTAGTATCATCTGGAATATTTTCATTAGCTAACCCATCGTATACGTTTCTAGGAGGTGGGTTTACACCACCAGTTTCTTCTAGTGTTTTATCATGCCACATATAGAAACGATTTTCTTGAGTGACATGCCAACGTACACGGTCATCACCATTGAGTAATACACGATATCCATAGTTTTCATCAAACAATGGTTCGTACATTTCTAAGTCATAGCGACGGTCAGCATTTACGAAACGATTAAAGAACCAGTCATCCAATAAATCTTTGTACCAGTTACGAATTTCATTCAAATCTTTGATTTTTCCATCAGGATTAATCTTATCAAGAGAATCTAATACGTGTTTTTGGTATTCTTTATCTTTATTGAATAAACGGTCTGCTAAGTATGCAGAATCTTCATCAATATCGAATTTAAACATAGCATCGGATGCATGAACCTTTTCATAGATTTCAAGATTATCCAATGTATTATGTTTCTTTAACGTTGTGATAATGAACTTAAACGGAGCAATGATTTTGATGTCTTTCTTATGAAGACGGACACCATTCAAGTAGATATCGTGATATGCCAAACAAATAGGTCGAGAAGTTTTACCTTCCAAGTCAACGAAACCATCATTACGAACATGACGACGGTGATAAATCAATCGTTCATCATAACCAACATAAGCAATGCGGTGGAATGCTGTTTCACCTGCTTTAATCGGTAGATTGAATTTTGGACGTTGTTTGAAATTATCATGATTATAAATCACATAAGAGTTCTTAGAGAATAAACGACCATCTTCCGTATAGATACGAAGACGTGGTTTCACATCTTGCTTTACGTTAGTGATGTTATTTTGTAAGTTGAAGTTAACTCCAATATCACGCAAATAATCATCACCACTATTCTTACGAGTAAAGGTAACTAATTGGTTATTAGCACGTAAGAATACACCTTTATTAGCATTCGCACGTTCTTTAGGAACAATACGAAGTTTCATCTTAGGAGAAATATAGTATACAGAGTTAGTCAAATCCAATTTAGATTCAACATTATCCATTTCCGTATCAATCACAAATACATCATATCGTTCATTAACATATTCATTCTCTTTGTTTGTTAAGAAGAATGAATTAGCTACCGTAGATGTCTTAATGATACCCTTAAGAGGGAGAGTTAATCCTTCTTCAGGAATGGAAGGAATCCAATACCCAAAATTGATACCATCAAAGCGTTCTACTTCAATCATAGAATCTGGTTTGATTAATCGTTTTGGTAAATATACATATTGGAACCCTCTATGTACGATGATAGCTGATGGAATGACCATTTTACCATCAATATAGAATAGATAGGAGTTTGCATCATCAAACTTCATATCATTTTTGTACGTAAATACATATTGCGTTTCCGCAAATGTTTTATGGTCAACTTGGATATGACCAGTTGGATCGACTGGCACATCTTGTTCTGTAGAGTTACGTTCCTTAGATGCTAGATGTTCAGCACTCCATTTGGAGATATCATGATACCAACCAGTTAAGAAACCGTATGTTCTACGTTCATACTCAAGATAGAATTCAGACCAAAGTTTAATCAGACCACTAATCGTGTTCATCTTATAGTGGAATGGATTCCATCGATCTGTCATATCCACTGCATGGATACCATCATTCTTTTCAAAGTAATCTTTGAGGCGATAGTCCCAATCAGCAGGTTTATAATTTTGCAATATCTCAGGAACGGAACCTTGTTGATAGCGATCTAACAATCGTTCTGTTTCTAAGTAGAAATCCATTTCAGTATCGAATTTAATATGATGGTTTTGTGTAGCTTCATCATATAACGCAATCAAAAGAAGTTGATACTTTTGAGGATTACTGATTTCGATAATGTTTGGATAGTGTTCCGTTAAGACCACAGTGCCATCGTTTGGTACATAATCTCTACGGTTTGGGTGTTTATATAATACAATGATATCATCTTTAGGTAACGGCATCTTTTGTAGTTCAAAATCTACAAAACGTTGTGTAGCACTTACGGCTTTGATTTTGAATAGTAGTTCCGTACCCACTAAGATAACACGGTGTGTATCAGCATAATCAGCGATATTGATACCATCAAATGTGAAGTTGGTATAATCTGGATTATAATGTACACCGCCTGTAAATTCAGTTTCCAAGGTTTGTTTATTTTGGAAGATAGCGAAGTAGTTATCTGTTACATTAAATTCACGTTTAGTAGAATAGAATGCATTCAATAATAACTTACTACCTGCTGTATTAGTTGCATTAATCGTTTCCGCTACAGAAACGATAGCATTCGGAATGAAGAGAACATTGATTACTTTAGGTGTATCGATAAGATATTTAGCCAAATCTTTACGTCTAAAGTAGATATATGTGAACTCCTCGTTCGGTTTAATTCTAATATTCGTGATTAACTTGTTATCCACGAACACTAGTACGTTGTATTTAAAAAGCTTTCGATTACGATTGATGTCATCGAATGTTAACGCTTTATTATAAATTGCAGAATCACGCCAAGCTTTACGACGACCTGTTGCTATAAACTGATGTTTCATAGGGAAGACGAGAACTCGTTCAGAGTTCACGTCATCAAACATTTTAACCCCCACTTCAGTTTTTAACTGAGCCGTTGTAAATCGTTCTTCGTGATAAGCGACTAAATCTCGTTGGATTTGGTAGTCGTATTGATAGGATTTAATCTGCATATCAGCAAAGAATTGTCTAAACATCTTAGGATTTAGATCCCCTAATGCTAGATCCTTCTTCACCATATCCTTAGTAATATCTTCAGGCATAGTCAGTTAACTCCTTTATGAGAAACGATTATAGTGAGTTATTTACCTTTCGCAAAGTTTGCTACTACGGCATAAAGTTTATCACCGGATTTACCAATGATATCATCAAATGCATATTGGTTGTTCAAGAAACCACCATTCACAGCACTTGCAATATTAAAGATAAAGTAATTGAAGTTTTCTAATGCAAACAAGGCAGCATCACCATACATTTTACAGAATGCTTCTACATAACCACGAACTGTTAAATCTTTCATTGTGTTAGTGACCATATACGCAGATTCTTGTAATTTGGTAATGAATGTAGCAATCGTTGCATAATCTTCAGGTTTGAATGCTGCTTCGATATCACGTACAGCAATTTCAGTTAATCCTGATACCTTCAATGCATAATTTTGCACCATGCTGTTATCTTGCATTTTCAAAATAGCTAAGAAGTAGTACTTAGCTGTTAAGTATAATACTTTAGCAAATGCTACTTTATCTACATTTAATGCAAATAATTTATTCAATACACGAGTTAACATGTGTGCATATACAGAAGCACCTTCTGTGTAAAGAGTTGTGTTATTCAACTTAGAGAAGTTTTGTTGAACCACTCTAGCGATATAGGCAGATTCAAGTAATACATAGAGTTTCTTTGGATCTACATCAATTCGACCACTATCATCTTTCGCATAGTTAGCCACACGGTCTAATACTGCAATACCAAACAAGTTTTGTTGGCTACCAGCTAAAAAGAATGGAAGTGGAGGTGGTAATTGGAAGTTAATATTAGATCCAATTGGTAGCATTTTACCATATAAACCATCTTTATGTGTGAATGCGTTTAATACATCATTCACGAGCGGATACTTAAAGTATCTGCGAATGTTACTAATTGCTTCATCAACAGCAGACGCATCTACCACAATGGATTTTGCTAAATAATTTTTAAGCAAGTTATCCATTTTATTACCATGATTGAAAATGGAGTATAGATACGAATCTCGGATGGAAGATAATTGACGTGTACTCATTACGCTTCTTCTCCTTTAGTTCCTAATCGTTTAAATTCTTCTTCGTCGATGTCTTCGAAGATAATACCGTCAATGGGAATATCCAAAGCGGTATTCAATATAATTATATCATAGGTAATAGAATCACTGATAATACGATCAACGATATCTTTACGCATATAATATTCGAATGAGCGGATGACGATAATATTGTATGTCATATTAGGATCCACTACTGGGTCTGGGTATGAGATAGAGTCTAACTTTGTATTATGATGTGTTTTAACTCGTGTCTCAGCTAAAATCCCTGGTTGTACTGGGAATACAGAGAATACAATATCTTCTGTGTACACACTTTCCATCATACGATCAATTTCAATCGAACGGTTAAGTGTTAATACCCCATCAAGTGATTCAATGCTATTGTGGGAAATAAAGTGTACAGATGAATTCTCTTTTTTATTATCAATTGAATCAAAGAATGCTTGAGCTCGTTGCTCTTCTTCTTTCGTTAATGGTAGTTTGTATCTATTCTTAAGATATTCCACCATGCTAACTTCATTGATAATCGTGTTGTTGCCTAACATAATCCAAAATCTCCTTTACTGTTAAATACATTAATCTCTTGTCGATGCAAAATAAGTGTACTAGACGTATAAATTGTCTAGTACACTTAGTCATTAATCGATTTTTACATTCTTTAAAATATCGATAACTTGTTCATCATCCAGTTCTGGTACTTCAGCTTGATGTTTCATTTCTTCACGAATGACTTCATCAGGAACCACATTCATACCAATATATCCGAAACGAGTATTTAATAATACCACTTTTACTGGAGAGTCTGGATTACCCATAACTACAAAGATGGGAGCACCAATCGATGCATTAATGCGATCGGTTTCTTCAACAATTTCATTGGCATCAATCGATTCAATAAATTTGCAGATGGATTTAAAACTTGGATGATTATTTTGTTTCACGATACGAATCAGTTGAGCACCAATTCGTAACGGACCTTCACCCACAGGAACTTCATGCTCAGAGAGTTGATTAAATTCCCGAATATCTTTCAATAATTGCTTAATCTTTTTAATCTTCATTACGTCCTCCAATAGTATTATCTATCTTTATAATCATATTCATAATATGATTGCAAATCACTAATATTATCACTAATTTGATTAATGTATAGGTTATTCACATAGATGAGAATTCGATAGGTAGCATCTACGTTTTTATTGTATATTAACACTCGTTTATGAGGTAGATCTACAACGTAGTCAATCTTATCTCCCGGTTTCTCTTTCTTTCCTTTTAGGATCGTTTCATTCTTTAAGATTATGAAATTGAATAGAATATCTGTACTAATCCCATGACTATCGTGATATTGTAAGATTTCATCGAGTACGGAGTCACCTAATAGTTTAGATAAGTCTAACACATCAGGTTCTCGTGGTTCTAAATCTTCTTCAATCTGGAACATGTTTGTGAATAATAGACGATATCCATTTTCATCTTCTTCTCCAAATTGGATTGTTGGTGTGTAGTATGTTCTGATATTGATACCATCTGTACTCCCGATATCCAATCCCATATTGGCTTTGAACCCTTTATCGTCACGCTCTGTACTCAATTGGAACTGTCCCATGGTATTGAATTCAGCCGTTAATGTAAAATTGATATTAGCTGATTCGGAAACTGAACCATGCTTAGCTAAATCGTCCATGGATATATCTGTGAATACATATTCCATCGTCACTGGATAATATAAAAAGAACTCTTCATGAGAAGAAGCTGTCTTTTCTTTATACGTCCAATATTTATTAGAATGACCTGTTAGATATTCTAAGAATGGTTTAACAGACATTTCTTCGTTTCGAATCGGTTTTCCAGATAGTGTAGAAATCTCTTCCACAATCTGTCCTGGCATGAAACATTCTAATGCCGTTTGTTGCCAATATATTTGGTTTTTTCAAGGTGTTGAGAAAATGAAGTATATAACGCTAGCTACAGTATTATCTAAGTCAGGTTATCTAGTACTTTTACTAATTATTATGCCAATTTTTCAAAGTGTTAATTCTGCTTTGGTTTGTTTTCTTATAAGTCAGGTCGTGGTTAGTGTTACACATATACGATGTATATATAAAGAGAATTTCTCTTTCGGTAAAGTTTCACTTGGGCCATTAATTTCAGAGTTAAAAAAAAGCTTAGGTTTCTTCTTATCAAGAATCGCAGTATCGCTATATACATCTGCAAAC